ACGGTCAAATATCTGTTGACGGGTGTAGTAACTACGTTTTGCCCCTTTGATACGGGCACGGTCTCTGCTCTTGGGTGGACGCTTGTGGGGGTTTCGTTTGTACCATTCTTTGTCGTTAGCCCTGTATTTAGGTTCTTTATGTTTAACCCTCATATAAGCAGCAGCGATGGCCTTGCAGGGCTCACACGCAATTCCGTTGTTCTTGCGACAACGGTCATAATCACCAATGGTAATACCGTGTTGGTTTTTGAGCATTTCTTTCTCTACAGCCTTGGCATAACTCTTCATTACCCTATGTAACCTTTTGATAAGAATACGGCGTTGGCGTTCTTCTCTGGCTAACTGTTCAGCGGCACGGCGAGGAGCACAAGCAGCCGCTTTGCGGGCATTGGCTTCAGCAAAGTTTCTTTTGCCAGCCTCTATAGATTTCTCAATCCCCATGGAAAGAGACTACCACCCCTACCAAATAAGATTTCACTTTTTCTTGTAAAGGCAGTAGCCTAAAGTCAACCTAATCGAGGAGGCTTTATGGAACTACTACTTCTATCATTTCTACAATCAGCACTTGCACAACTCCTAGCCATTTTGATGTTCTTGCTATGAGTTACATAATTACATTCGGTGCGGGCAAATGGGACTCGTGGGGCTTTAGCATCTCGTACTGCCACTATGACCACAGCCTGGCAATTAACTTCATCCATTGGTATGTTTACGTAGAGGTCAACACGAAACGAGATTAATTAGCCGTTACAAGGAGAAAAGAAATTGACTAAAGTAATAACCAAAGGCTATTGCGGTACATGTGGCAATTGGGCCACGGACTGTAAAACCGTCATCGTGTATGGCACACCAGAAAAAGTTTGCCAAGATTGTCGGGAGAGCAAATGACATCAGAGACTAGACCATGGGGTAACTACACAGTTCTCCACGAGGCACCAAATCACAAAATTAAAACTATTACAGTTGAGCCAGGCCGTCGCTTGTCTTACCAAACACATGACAAGCGCAGTGAGTATTGGGTCATCGTTTCTGGTTCTGGTACAGTTACTATTGACGGCATTCAAACTACCTGTGTAGGTGGAGATGCTTACATTATTGAGCAAGGTATACCTCATCGTATCCATAACGTTGGAGATGATGAGTTAGTCTTTATTGAGGTACAACTAGGTCTTTACTTTGGTGAAGATGACATCATACGTATTGAGGATGATTTTGGACGATGAGAAAAGATGAGACAGATGCACTCTGTGTCCATTGTGGCAAGGTAGTGCTAATTAACAAAGCCGATTTACGCACGCCGTTTTACTGTTGGCAGTGCCGATGACACATGAACATGATTTTATAAAAGACCTAGATGGTCAGGTGACTTGCACCATCTGCGGTGCTATGGATGATGAGAAGGATGTTGGATGAGCCACATCGTCAACTTAAGCAAAGAGGAAGTGCGTGCTTGTGCAGACATAGCACTTAACCGTTGGATGATTAAATTTGGCTCCGAGGACAGGCCAAACTATGCAGGTGATAACAAACGTAATCTTGAACCCGAAATCGCGGCGAACGTTCGCACCATCGTGGCTGAGTACGCAGTAGCCAAGTTGTACAAGAAGTCCTTTACCTTTCCCTTTTACACTAATGAGGAGCACTACTTCCGCAAAGACATTGCCGAAGTCGGCACCAACATCGAGGTCAAGTCCATCCGCACTAAAGATGAGATACCCGTCTTCCCCAAAGACATTAGAGAAGGGTGGATACTTGTTGGCGCACGTGTACTAGACCGTGATTACTATTCGCAAGTAGAAATCTTTGGTTGGCTTCCAATGCAAGAGTGCACACGTGATGAATGGAAATACGCCCCAGAAGGTTCGTGGAGAATCCCACTAGATGAGTTCAATCAGGATATGATTTAAATCCACTCACTCGTATCTTCATCATAGGCACGTGAGAAGGTTCGCTCTGCGTGACAATTGGCGCACACTAATTCGCAATTATCAATCTCTTTCTGAATGCGCTCTAAGGATGAGGACGCACGGGAGAGGTCAGAGACTGAGCCGTTCTTATCGTAGATATGGTCGAAGTGCATCACGTAGTAGGGGTACTTCTTCCCACAGTCAGAACAAGGGCTGGATTCTTTAATCTTCTTTATGTACTCACGGTTACGTAGGCGCAACTTCTTATTGGAGGCAGCAGACCTTGCCTTATAGCGCTCTATGTTTTCCTCATAATGTTTCTTTGAGTACTCTTTCATATAGGCCTGGCGTGTAGTCATATCTTTAAATGGCATGGTGACAACTTACCACACCGAGTTGAGTTTCGAAACCCGCAGGTGTATCTTGTGGCAATGAAAATAGGACGCTATGAATTACGTAAACCATTTGTTAAGTATGTAGATATGCCAATAGAGAAAGAACTCTTCTTGGCGGTTAAGAAATCCATACTAGAAGATTTACTCAAAGATGTGGAGGAGGAAATAAATGGAGGGCGCTAAAGTTCCAGGAATTAAAGAACGGCAGTTTTACAAAGATGACTACAGGAATCTTTATAACTCAAACATAAAAATGGGTTACAACAAACAAACTCCCAATGTAGTAAAGAAGCCACAACGTCGGTGGACGCAAGCAGACCAGTTGTTCGAGGATGCATTGTGGGCGTCGTAAACACAGGAAGCAGTTTCAAGGAAAAAAGCACGGTCGGGTTGTCCCAAGGGGAGTTTCTATGGGATGTAGATGGCAATCATTACATGATTGTAGAACTTGGGTGTGTCTTAGGTCTTGACGGTGCGCCCGATGAACAAGTGCGGCGTTACAAACTCACCGCAACTAAAGGTGGCAAGTTCTACATTAGTAAACAGCAGCAACGTGTCTACTTAACGCAGATGCCCACACCTAGCGAAGTGTACCTTCAACACGAAGAAAGCCTGTGGAACTCTTAGCCCCCCTCTTCCCCCGCCATTTGCAATAATGGCCCTTAATGATTAACGACTCTCGTTATGATGCTTGGAAGTGCAAAGTGTGCGGGAAACACTATGTAGTTCCTGATTTAGCACGAGGTTGCGAGATTAAGCACCACGATGCAGCAAAGGAACGGTTGACTAATGAACAGTAAGTGCATCAAGTGCGACCACGACATATATGACACCGTATGTTTTAATGATGAGTGCAAGTGCGTATGTTCAAGGACGGAAATCTAATGGCTGCTAAAAAGATAAAGCCTGTCTCTAAAATTAAGTCTCAGATGAAACCGCCAAGTGCTACAGGTTATTTAGCAGAGGCTGTTAAGGCTGTCCGCATCATGGACCGAAAGAAGAAGTTGAAGTAATGGCTAAAGTAACTGGACCTAAAACTTACGGACCGTACAAAGGTTCTAAGCAAAACGGTGGTCGTTCTATCGTGGTCAAGTATGACCCAAAGTCTCAAAAGACTACAAGCACTAATGCTGCTCGTGATAAGAAAGAAAAAGAATTAGGGCGCAAGTTATCTAAGAGTGAGCATGTAGACCACAAGGACAATAACAAAGACCACGGTGGTTCAAAGAACTTACAGGTAATGAAAGCCTCTGAAAACATTGGCAAGGGAAACAAACATAGGAAGAAGAAAAAGTAATGTACGAATACCGTGTAAAAAAAGTAACTAAGATTGTAGACGGCGATACAATTGACGTTGATATTGATTTAGGTTTTGACATATCTTTTTCTTCACGTGTTCGACTTGCAGGTATTGATACTCCAGAATCTAAGACTAAAGATTTGGATGAAAAGAAGTTAGGCTTAGAGGTTAAAGAGTACATAAAGCACGCTGTAGCAGAGGCCAAAGAAATTGTCATACGAACTGAAAAGCCTGATTCTTCAGAGAAGTACGGTCGTATCTTAGGTTGGCTCTTCCTTGATGGAGTTTCTTTTAATCAACATCTCATTGATGCTGGTTATGCTTGGGCTTACCTTGGAGGAACAAAGGTAAAGAATTTTGAAGAACTAAAAACAAAAAGAACAAAGGAATAAAAATGGCTGAAAAAGGAACAGTAGCGGCAATGCTTGAAGTTGCTAAGGCAGAAGTAGGAACTGTTGAAGGTCCAAAAGATAATGAAACTAAGTATGGCGCTTTTACCAAGGCCAACTACCTAGCATGGTGTGGAAGTTACTGTATGTGGGTAGCAGCACAAGCGGGCGTAAAGATTCCTAACACAGTCTCTACTGTGGCAGGGGCCGCAGCATTTAAGAAAATGGGCACTTGGTTTGAGGCAGATTGCGGTCAATCTCCACAACCAGGAGATATCCTGTATTTTGATTTCCCAGGAGATGGGGTTGACAGAATTTCTCACGTAGGTATCTGTAAGGGTATTAAATCAGATGGCGTTGTCTACACCTATGAAGGAAACACATCTGGAAAGAAAACTGGAAGCCAAAGAAATGGCGGAGAAGTTTGCGAGCAGGTTCGTGCATACAAGACCAACAAAGACAAGGTTATGGTCTCAATCGTTGGTTGGGGTCGTCCTAACTATAAGGGCAACGAGGTCACTGCTAAGGTACCTGTCTCAGAGGCTCCAGCCTTTCCTGGACGCATTAACCCAGGAGATAAAGGTGAAGGCGTCAAGGTCGTACAAAGAGCCCTAGGACTCCTTGCAGACGGGGATTACGGTCCCGCCACAAAAAAGGCTGTAGTTGCTTTCCAAGACAATCATGATGTAGTTGACTCAAATGGTATCATTGGCCCTAAGACTTGGGCGGAACTGGTTAAGTTCCTCTAATGTACTATTTGACCCATATCACCTTCCAAGGTGTATTTATAGCCAGTTTGGTACTAGTTACTTATTTTGGCATGAAATGGGCAGATAAAGACTAAAAGGACATCTTGACCTACAACCCTCCAAGGATACCTAATGGTATTCTTGAGGGGTTCTTTCTTGGAAGGGGTGGACATGACGACAATCGTAGGTGTTCAGTACAAAGACAAATGCGTTCTTGCTGCTGATAACCAAGTAACTGGCGATGGCGGACGTCGTTACAACCATCCTGATATGAAGAAAGTTGCACAACGTGGAGCATTCCTTATTGCAGGCAGTGGAGAAGTTCAACCTTGCGATGTTGTACAGCACATGTGGAACCCACCAAAACTTACAGCGAAAGATGCTGAAGACATTTATCACTTTATGATTTCCAAAGCAATGCCTTCCCTCCGAAAGTTTTTGACTGATAATGGTTATGACTTTAATGAAGGAAAGGGGGAAGGGAAAGCAGATGAGAGTAGGTTTAACTTTCTCATCGCTGTGGGGGGCGAAATTTTTGATATAGCCGATGATTTGTCGGTTTGTCGTTCTGAGGATGGAATCTACGGTATAGGTTCTGGTTCTCCTTACGCTATCGGTGCTTTACATGCGGGTAAGACTCCGCAAAAGGCTGTGGAGATTGCCGCCAAGTTAGATGTCAATACTTCAGGACCAGTGCAAATAGTAGAGCAATACAAGTAAACTGATAGGGTAGGCACATGAGTAAGAGACAAGAAAAAATTATTGCAAACAAAGAAAACCAACAAGAGTTTCTAGAAAAAAAGAAACTTAAGCCGTTTGAAGATAGATGGGAAGAATCCCAAATTAAGGCTGCAACAATGCAGTCAGTATTGGACTATGCAGTAGAACAGTTCACAGAACACAGAAATGAATTAGAAGAAGAAATGATTACAAAGACAGAAGAACAGATTAATGAACGTCAAGAACAGATAAAAGAGTTCATAATGAGTGAAAAAGAACTTTATTTAGAGAGTATTGGTATACAAGAAGACTGATAATAGGCGGTATGCCTAGAGGGAAAAAAGAACCAGAATTGGTCAGGGGTGGCAAAGGTCCGTTTAAGTTAAATCAAACGGCACCAATATTTAACGACAGGCGCACAAAACGTAATCGAGACCGTTCGACACAACTTCGGAATTCTATTGAACGGAGTAAAGAAGAGTGAAAATGTTCGGAAACATTTTATTAAGAATCGTTGCAGTATTTTGCGCTAGTGGTCTTGGCGTTATTGGTGCTGGTTCTATTGCTGGTATTTCAGTTGCTAAGGCGGTAACAGTTGCTGGCCTTACAGCAGTAGCAGCGGTTGTTGAGAAGTTGGCTCGTGGCTTTATGAATGATGGAAGACTCTCATTGGATGAGATTAACTCTGCGTTTGCAGCAGTTGATGTTAACTCTAAGACAGCAGCCGACCTTCAGGTAGAGGCAAATCAATCTGGAGCAGCAATTACGATTGAACCAAAAGGTAAAAAAGACGACCCAAACTACAACTAGTTTCCAGTCTTATAAAACCCTGAACCTTTAAACTGAAGTCCAAAGGGTGTAAAAACACGTTGAAGAGCGTAGCCACACTTATCGCAGACGTAATTAGGTTCTGCGTCGTGAATGCTACGCTCTTTCTCGTAATCTAAATCGCACTCTATACATGCGTATTCATACTTGGGCATTAAGGTATTAAAACATACTTTCCAGTAGCGTACTCATTAGAAGCGTTAGTTGCCTTAGAAAGAATTACCGCATAAGTAGCATCTACAGAAGCCTGTCGGTTTAGTAACCAAAGACCTGAGATAGACGCAGTTGCATTAGATGTTCCAGCCATGAACTTTGTAGTTCCGTTTGCGTTAGTTACAAACCAACGACCATTGGCGTAAAAATCAACGGCAGAAGAAATATTGCTATAACGGGCGATGTAAGGCGCAGCCTTGCTATCCCAAGCATAAGGTTCTGAGCCAGCCCATGGGTTATCGGTTGCCCCTACTGCTACAACATCCGCAATGCAGGCAGGTGAGTTGATTGCTGTTTTATTACTGTTGTTTCCTGTTGCTGAAATTACTGCAACATTGCGTGTTTTGAGAGTTGCAATCTGCTCAACCATGCCTGCAGGGACTTTACAGTTAACAAACACTCCGCCTTGTGAGATGTTTACAACTGCAATGTTGTATTTGATTTGATTAGCAATTACCCAATCAAGGGCTAGTTTTACTGAATCTA